TGACGAAGAAGAAAAAGCACAATTAGAACAGAACATACAAGTTGCTTTACAAACAGGAGGTATTGATCTTGAAGACGCAATAGATTTAAGAGAAATTAATAATCTTAAACTTGCTAATCAATCTTTAAAATATAAGAGAAGAAAGAAACAAGAAAGAGACCAAGCAAACCAACAAGCAAATATACAAGCGCAAGCACAAGCAAACTCTCAAACAACAGAAGCGGCCGCGTTAGCCGAGGTACAAAAACAACAAGCTTTAGCTCAGACTGAAATTCAAAAGATGCAAGCAAAGAATCAATTTGATATTCAAAAAATGGAGCACGAAGCGCAACTCAAAAAGTTGTTAATGGCAGAAGAGTTTAAATATCAAATGCAATTAGCACAGGTTAATGCTCAAGCGCAACAATCAAAACTTAATACTATTGAGGATCGTAAAGACAATAGATTAAAAACAACAGCAACGCAACAATCTGAATTAATAGATCAAAGACAAAACAAGACCATGCCAAAAGATTTTGAATCCGCTGGTTTTGATAATATGAGTGGTTTTGATTTAGCTCAGTTTGAACCAAAATAAATTTTACCAATCAATCTTATAATATTATATCATGTCAAAAGAAATTAAAACAGAAGGGGAATTCAAAATAAAGAAACAAACCCCTAAAAAATTAAACAAAGTTGATCAGGTTACAAAAGTTACAATTAGTGACTCAGAACCTGCAAAAGTAGTTGAACCAGAAGTAACAAAAGTATTTATTGCTAACGAAACAGAAACAGCAGATGCCATTCAAGAGCAAAACACAAATGAAAGCCTGTTGGGCAGCGAAGGATCCAAAGTGGGATTGCAAGAAGTGGTCCAAGGAAACGAAGAATCTAAAATCGTTACCGGTCAAGAAGAAGAAGTAATTACAATAAATGAAATTACAGAAGAAGAGATTAAGCAAGAGACCGCTAGTTTAACACAAGAAGCAAATGATGCAATAAGAGCGTCTGAGTATTCTGGAAAACCGTTACCTGAAAATATAGAGAAACTTATTTCTTTTATGGAAGAAACAGGTGGCGATATTAACGATTATGTTAGGCTTAATGCAGATTACTCAAATATAAATAACGAAACCCTATTAAAGGAATATTATAAAAAAACACGTCCACATTTAGATAATGAAGAGATTGAATTCCTTATGGAAGACAACTTTGAATATGACGAAGAGTTGGATGAAGAGCGAGACATCCGTAAAAAGAAACTCGCTTTCAAAGAAGAGGTTGCAAAAGCAAGAACCTTTTTAGACGGACTTAAAAGTAAATATTACGAGGAAATCAAGTTGAGACCTGGTATTACGCAAGACCAACAAAAAGCAAATGACTTTTTTAACCGCTATAATGAAGAGCAACAAATGGTGGAGTTGCAACATTCAAAATTTAAAGACGACACTAAAAACTTATTTAACCAAGATTTCAAAGGTTTTGATTTTAACTTGGGAGATAAAAGTTTTAGATATGGCGTTGCTAATAAAGATGTTGTGGCAGACAAACAATCAAACATAACTAACCTAGTTAAGAAGTTCTTAAATGATAAGGGAGATGTTGTAGATTTGAAAGGGTATCACAAAGCCATGTACGCCGCTGATAATGTTGACACGATTGCAAAACATTTTTATGAGCAGGGTAAAGCCGATGCAATAAAAGAAGTTGTTGCGAAATCTAATAACATTTCAACTGAACCTAGACAAACTAGTTCAGGAGAATTATTTGTTAACGGAATGCGTGTTAAAGCAGTTAACGGTGTTGATACTTCAAAATTAAGAATACAACAAAGAAAATTTTAACATTAAATTAAGAAAACATGCCAGCAGTAGCAGTATCACCGGTATTTGGTTCAATTATACCAAGTCAAGTACAACAAACCCTTAATTCAAACTATTTAACGTTTGACGCAAGTTCTGGAGGGGGAACATTCGCAAAACAATATTTACCAGAAATCTACGAACAAGAAGTAGAAAGATATGGTAATAGAACATTATCAGGATTCTTACGTATGGTAGGAGCTGAAATGCCTATGCAATCTGATCAAGTTATTTGGTCTGAACAAAACAGATTACACATTGCTTATGATGCTTGTGCATTAACAGCAACGGCAAACACATTTACATTCAAAACTGGAGCTGATGCAACACCAGCAAACAGCGTTACAAATGTTTTGTCTAAAAATCAAACAGTTGTAATCATCCACCCAACAAGTGGTAAAGAAGTAAAAGCAATTATCACAGGAATTTCTAGCACAGCTACATTGACTACTGTAACAGTTGCTCCTTACTTAGGAACTTCTTTGTCTACATTGCTTGGATATTCAACTACAGGTGCTTTTATTTTGAAAGTATTCGTATATGGTTCTGAGTATGCAAAAGGATCTACTTTGACTGGAGATTCTTATTTGAGCATTGCTCCTTCATTTACTCAGTATTCTAATTCTCCTATTATCATCCGTAACAAATATTCTGTTAATGGTTCTGATATGTCTCAGATTGGATGGGTTGAAGTGGCTACAGAAGCTGGAGCAAATGGATTCCTTTGGTATCTTAAAGCAGAATCTGAAACAAGATTACGTTTTGAAGATTACTTAGAAATGGCAGTTGTTGAAGGTGAATTAGGAACTACAGCAGCTATTGCAGCTGGAGCTTCAAAAGGAACAGAAGGTCTTTTCGCCGCAGTTAAATCTAGAGGTAACACAGTGGTGGCTTTCCCTAGTGTTGTTGCTGATGCTCTTGGAACTTTTGATAATATCTTGAAGAACTTAGATACTCAAGGAGCTATCGAAGAAAATATGCTTTTCCTTAACCGTGCAACTTCATTGGAAATCGATGGTATGTTAGGTGGATTATCTTCTGGAACAGCTGGTGGTGTAGCTTACGGTTTGTTTGAAAACTCTGAGCAAATGTCTCTTAACTTAGGATTTACAGGTTTCCGTAGAGGATCTTATGATTTCTACAAAACTGACTGGAAATATCTAAATGATGCATCTACTAGAGGTGGATTATCAGGTGGTGGAAATATTGATGGTATCTTAATACCAGCTGGTACTTCTACAGTATACGATCAACAATTAGGAACTAACATCCGTCGTCCATTCTTACACGTACGTTACAGAGCTAACCAAGCTGATGACCGTAAGATGAAGACTTGGGTATTAGGTTCTGCTGGAGGAGCTTATACATCTGATCTTGATGCAATGGAGGTACACTTCTTGTCTGAAAGATGTTTATGTGTACAAGGAGCAAACAATTTTGTATTGTTTACTGCAGTATAGTAATAAATAAAGGTAAATTTACCCCTGTTGTAATAGCGGGGGTAATATTTACTCAATAAAATAACAATAACAATTATATCATATTATGTCAGCAAAACAAACAACTCCTATTGCAGAAGCGTGGGAAATAAAGGATAGAACATATGTATTAGCAACTGGTTATAGTCCATTAACATATACTATCCAATCAAAGCATTCAGCAAGATACCCATTTTTATGGTTTGATGAAGAAGCAAAAGAACAAAGAGAATTAAGATATGCAACAAATCATAACTCTCCATTCAAAGACGAACAAAAAGGAGAAGTTACAATGGGACACATCGTATTTCATGATGGAGTTCTAGTGGTTTCAAAAGAAAAACAAAATTTACAAAAACTATTATCTCTATATCATCCAGCTAGAAATAATTCTTATACAGAATTAGACGCGGTTGCAGAAGCTGTAGATGAACTAGAAGATTTAGAATTAGAAATCAATGCCCTCAATATGGCAATGAATATTGAAATTGACCAAGCGGAAGCAATACTAAGAGTAGAACTGGGTTCTAAAGTTACATCGATGACTTCTAAGGAACTAAAAAGAGATTTACTACTATTTGCCCGTAACAATCCAGGTTTGTTCTTAGAACTGGCTAATGACGATAATGTTCAACTACGTAACGTAGCAATTAGGGCAGCCGAAGCGGGTATTATAAAACTTTCACAAGACCAACGTACATTTACGTGGGGAACTAATGATAAAAAATTAATGACAGTGCCATTTGACGAGAATCCGTATTCAGCAATGGCAGCATTCTTTAAAACAGACGAAGGAGTAGAAATCTTCAAGTCTATAGAGAAAAAACTTAAATAATACGTAATACTAATATGTAGGCGGATATTGTATATAAAACTGCAGTATCCGCTTATTTATTATAATAAAAATAGCAAATGGCAGTAAGTGTAGATATAGTTTATAAAACAGTCTTATTAATACTTAATAAAGAACAAAGAGGGTATATGACACCTGATGAGTTTAATAAAATTGGAACACAGGTTCAACTTGAAATATATTTAAAATATTTTGAGGACTTGAATCAATTGCTTAGGGTTCCACAAACTGATTTAGACTATGCTGACCGCGTAGATTTGCTTGATGAAAAAATAGCTATATTTAAAAGAAATAATATTATAACTTATAGCATAAATGGTTTTGCTTTGCCATCTGATTTGCAACAATTAGGTAGTGTTATTTATAATAACAGTGAAATGCAAAGAGTGCAGAGAAGTGAGTTTTATAATCTATATAGATCTAAATTAACAAAACCATCTAATACTTACCCTATTTATTTATACGAAGATAGTCTTGTAAAAGTATTCCCTGAAACAATAACGTCTGGGGTTAGCGCTAACTATTTAAAATTCCCTTCTTCTGTAACCTGGGGATTCACTGTAAATAGCAACTTAGGTAATTATATATACAATTCTAGTACATCAACGAATTTTGAATTACATCAATCAGAACAGGTTGAATTAATTGTAAGAATATTGGAATATGCCGGGGTTGTTATTAGAGACCCTCAGATTATCCAAATAGCGTCTCAGAAAGTACAACAAGATAACATGAATGAAAAACAATAATAAGATATGGCGCTTAATAATAATGGTATAATTACAGAAACCAATAGACAATACTACGAAGGAGCACAAAGTATTATTGCTTTTGAAGAACAAGATACTTTTTATTTTGATGGGTTTAATACGCCCCTTATATGGAAGTCGTCTAATGTAGATAATGATAATTATGAATTAAATAATTTTAAATTCTATAAAAGTTCAGACAATGGAATTTCGTTTGAATTAGAAGATCATAATGTTAGGAGCGTACTACCTAATGGCACAATACTAGTAAGTGGAGCACCTCAACAAGGACAAATTTTTTTAGTTCAATTAAAAAGATTAGAAGGCGGAAAGTATGGCGATAATGATGCTTTTGGAACAGTTGTTGAGGAGAACTATGGTAGCTATGCTTATATTACATTAGATGATATTATAAATAACTTTCTTATTGCATATGTCGGCGCTGGTAAATTAATATCTGATGTTAAACGTACGGACGTAATATTCCACGCTAAACGTGGTATGCAAGAATTTAGTTATGATACTTTAAGAAGCATAAAATCTCAGGAACTAACTATACCACCAAGCCTTAATGTAATAATCCCGCAAGATTACGTGAACTATGTTAAGATCTCGCGTATTGACAGTAATGGAGTAAAGCATATTATATACCCAGGCATGTTAAATGGTTCGCCATATACAATGCCGGTACAAGATACTGAAGGAATTCCAGTACAAGATACTTTTGATGCTAATATAACTGGTACTTCTATAATGGAAGAACGTTGGAAAGCTGATAAACCTACAGCAAACCAAGTTAGAGATAGATTGTCTAGTTTGAACTTTAATGATCAAGGAGCAAACACTTATAATTATTTAGGGCAGCGATATGGCATGGATACTGCAAATGCTAATTTTAATGGAACTTTCATTATGAATGATAGAGAAGGAAAAATATCATTCAGTAGCGATTTGGTTGGATCATTAATCTTATTAGAATATATATCTGATGGGTTAGCTTATGATTTGGACACTAAAGTGCCTAAGATGGCGGAGGAAGCGTTATATGCTCATATTATACATGCTATTATATCTACTCGCTCAAACCAACCTGAGTATGTTGTACAAAGATTAAAACAAGAAAGATTTGCTAAACTAAGAAACACTAAACTAAGGTTATCTAATATTAAATTAGAAGAATTTACAAAAGCATTACGAGGTCAATATAAATGGATTAAACATTAAATAGATGGCGGAAATTAAGAATAGTTTTACATCGGCTAAAATGAATCAAGATTTAGACGATAGATTAATACCGTCTAATGAATATAGGGAAGGGCGTAATATATCTATAATTAGTTCCGATAGTAGCAATACTGGAGCAATTGAAAATATATTAGGTAATGAATTTATGCGAAATTTATATAATGGATTAGATGGAGCTAAGGTTATAGGCTATATTATTGATCAAGCATCAAGTACTTTATATGCAATGGTTACTAATTATACGGATACATCCGCTAATCAGTTAGATACTCCTTTGTCGTATGTTGACGTTACTTTAGGTAAAAGAGCAGCGATATTAAAGTTTAATTTAGCAACTAAAGCTTATAAGT